CGACTATGCAAAGGGTGACCTTGTTGTTATAAACGGCCGCAGTTATATTCTTGATGAATACGAGGATGGCATCTGGTGGGCAACTGATAACGATGGCGGCGACATTGAATTCACTCCTGGTGACGAAGATCATCATGAAGTAGTAGGTGAAAGTCCGGATGAAGAAGATTGGGATAATGATGTAACTAAAACTTTGAGAAAGATTGTTGACGAGCATCAAGCACAGAAGGTAAAGTTTGATAACGGTAAGAAAACAACTATTGATATGTTTACAGCAAGCGCAGTTATACAAGGCCTTGAAGCAATGCGCCCAGACTTACAAGTAAAAGCCGCAGACTTTATTAATAAGAGTCCAGGCCATTTAGTGAAGTTCTCTGAAATGGTATTTGGTTCTCAAAAAGAAGGTTACGGCGAGAGCGTTGATCCAGTAGGCTTATCACTTAATGTAATGCGAGAAGCATTTGCAGAGTATGAGAAAGACAGTTCCGTGCGTTGGAATAATTATTCCAATTACAGAGGATTACGTCAAAAGATGGCGCATGTAGCAAGCCGTATCGAAGAAGGTCAGATGAAGCAACTTTCTATGGATTTAGATGATAAAGAAATGTCTGACGAAGATTTTAAAAAGAAGTATAACTCAAGCCGCGCAGACATGAAAAAAAGTCTTGCTGGCCATGCCCCTGTGTAGAAACGTAACATGGCAAAGCAATCTAATGTAACGCAAAAAGTTCGTAGATCGCGCCCTAAGAAAACTTCACAGGGTGCCAACGCAAGTATGATAAAATTTAGTTCGATGAATAAAAATAAGAAACGAAATTTTAAAAAGTACAAAGGGCAAGGGAAATAATGTCTGTTAAATTTACTCGGTGTGACAAGCCTAATTGTCAATGTTATCATCTCCATAAACAACTTGAAGACGCAAAAGATCCTAGCAAATGGGAATTTGGGGTTGAATTTTTTTCTACAGAATTTATTCAAGACGCATTAGACATGCAATTAGAGTTGTGTAAAAAGATAAAAAATCCTTTTTATTGCTGATTTGTATTGACATAATAATATATTAGTGTTATAATTACTCTAAATTTAGGAGAGTAGAAACATGACCATTTCCATTAATTCCAGCGATATCGCTCGGCTAAAACATCTTGTAACCGAAGGTGTTCGTGTTAAACAAGAAGTAGAAGATTTAAACGAAGGTCTTAAAGAAACTGTTAAAGCAATTGCCGAAGAACTTGAAATAAAACCAAAGTTATTGAATAAAGTAATTACAATTGCACATAAAGGTAATTTACACGTTCATACTGATGAACTAGAGGATATCGAAGCCATCCTTACAGCAACAGGTGCGAAAATCGTATGAGAGTTTCAATCATAGGTTATGGCAATATAGGAAGAGTAATTAAAACTTTATTGCGACTAGAATCAAATTTATTTAAACAAGTTGATGCCTATGATATAATAGAAATGCCCGGATCTATTAAACTTCAAAATTTAGAAGATGCTGTTAAAGATTATGATATAGTAGTTTGTTGCACTCCATATAACGTTAATAAAAAAGTAGTAGATTTATGCGTTCAGTATAACACATCTTATTTTGATTTAACAGAAGACACAGCATTTACAGCATATGTTAGAGATTTAGATACAGAAATCTTTTTAATGCCTCAATGCGGATTAGCACCAGGTGCAGTTAATATTATTGCCGCAGATTTATCTAGACAATTTGATGTTACTCGCGATATACAAATTAGGGTAGGAGCATTACCATTATACCCAAGCAACCGCATGGGATATTATCTTTCTTGGTCTACCGAAGGTGTTATTAATGAGTATTGTAATCCATGTGATGCTATTGTTGACGGCGAGCATGTTAAAGTACAACCACTTGAAGGATATGAAACTGTTTATATCGATGGTAAAAAGTATGAAGCATTTAATACTAGCGGTGGTTCTGGTACAATGTGCGAGTCATTTGTTGGTAAAGTGAGTTCATTAAATTATAAAACATTACGTTATCCAGGTCATTGGAAGTATATGAAGTTTTTACTTGATGATTTAAACCTTAAAGAAAATAAAGAAACAATGGCAAAAATCTTTAATAAGGAAGTTCCATTTACAAATGATGATGTTGTAGTAATTAATATTAAAGTAGTTGGTGAAGCGCACGACGGCCGTTACGAAGAAAAGACATATAACAGACAAATATATGGCCAGGGAGGCCATAGTGCTATTCAATTAACTACAGCAAGTGGAATTTGTGCTGTTATATTTTTATATGCTAAAGGTATTTTAAGAGGAAATGGTTTTATGAAACAAGAAGACGTTGGATTTAATGACTTCTTGTATAGTAATTATGGTAGGATTTATACATAATGTTAAGAGAACAGTTTGATGTAAGTGAAGATAGAGGATTTCTTCCAGAATATGATCCAGCAATGGATTTTTTTGCATATCCACATCCGGATTTAGTTGGAATGGCGTGCCATACTTTAACTAATGATTGTAAACAAATTCCAAAATTATTAGCAACAGGACAATTTCGTAATTTCGTTAATAGTCTACCCCAGAATCGATATTTAGATATTGTTGGTGTTGGCGATAAAGATTTACTCGGTGATGTAGATAGTGAAATGCGATTGGCAATGAACTTGTTATCGTTTATGGCACATGCATATCTATGGGGAGGCGATGAACCAACACCTGTTTTACCTTATGTAATTGCCGTGCCCTGGCATGCAGTTGCGAAAAAAATTGGTAGGCCGCCTATTCAAAGTTATGTAAGTTATGCAATTGACAACTGGTATAGAATAGATAAAACCAAAGGCATTACATTAGATAATATCTCATTAATACAAAACTTTCTCGGTGGCGTGGATGAAGAATGGTTCACAATGATTCACGTTGTAATGGAAGCACAGGCAGGCGGAGCATTAGTAGGTGCTTATTATGCTTGCGAAGCCGCTAACGAAGAGGACTGGGAAGGTGTGGAGAAATGTTTATTTAAGGTTGCAAGTTCTTTAGGAGAAGTGTATAATACATTTTGTCGTATGGAAGAGAAGTGCGACCCATACATTTATTATAATAGAGTACGTCCATACATCTTTGGCACTATGAATAATTCTGATCTACCAAATGGATTAGTGTATGAAGGAGTAGGGGAATACAATGGCGCACCTCAAAAGTTTAGAGGCGAAACAGGCGCACAGAGTTCTATTATTCCTGCACTTGATGGCGCATTAGGTGTGTTACATAAAGGAACAATGGGCAATGGTAAAGAGGAAGATGTGTTAAAAACCTATCTAATGGAAATGAGAACATATATGCCTCCAAAGCACAGAGCATTTATTAAATGGTGTGAAGAGAATGGTAATTTACGTAAGCATCTTAAAAAGCATAAGAATATAATGGTTCCGTATAATATATGTATTGGTTGGATCGAAGCATTTAGGACAAAGCATATGGAATTTGCAAGAACGTACATAGTTACACAATCTCAATCACAAGCCAAAGTAGGCCACGGCGGCAGTACACTTTATGGAACAGGTGGAACGCCATTTATGAAATATCTTAAGAAGCATAGAGATGAAACAACCGAAACGAAAGTAGAATAGTTAAACATGAGTTATGTTGACGTATACTTTGACCAAGAACATGATGTTCTACATGTCGTAGAACGTGTTAATGGTAAGAGAATCTTTAAAGAATTTCCAGTTAATTACACAGCATATTATGATGACCATAATGGTAAGTTTGAAACTATCTATGGTAACCGTGTTGGCCGTATAAAAGAGCGTAGTAAAAAGAAATTCAATAGAGAATTAAAGTTACATAATAAACGTAGAACATACGAGGCTGATATGAATTGGACGTTTCGTGTGTTAGAGGAAAACTATTTAGGGGCCGATATTCCTGAATTGCAGATGTGTTTCTTTGACATTGAGGTAGATTTTGACCCAGATAAAGGATTTGCGCCCCCTTCAGATCCATTTGCACCCATTACTGCTATAACAGTATATTTATCTTGGATGGAAAGTTTAATTACTTTAGCATTGCCGCCTCCTACATTAACTCTTGAACAAGCAAAAGAAGAAGTTAAGGAGTTTGATAACGTTTGGCTTTATACAGATGAAGGCGAAATGTTACGTACCTTCTTAGATCTCATCGAAGATGCGGATGTACTTAGTGGATGGTTCAGTGAAGGCTTTGATATTCCATATATTATAAATCGTATTACACAAATATTAGGTAAAAGTTATACAAGGAAATTGTGTTTATGGGATAGATTGCCAAAGCCACGTAACTTTATTAAGTATGGTAAAGAATTAGAGACATATGATTTAATAGGTAGGTTGCACTTAGATTATTTAGAACTATATCGCAAATACACATATCATGAGATGCATTCATATTCATTAGATGCTATTGGTGAATATGAAGTAGGTGATCGGAAGATCGTTTACGAAGGGTCGATTGATAGATTTTATAGAGAAGAATTTAAAACGTTTATTGAATACAATAGACAAGATACAATGTTGCTAGTAAACATTGATAAGAAGAATCAGTTTATTGATTTAGCAAATAACATTGCACACGCCAATACAGTGTTGCTACCTACTACAATGGGAGCAGTTGCAGTTACAGATCAAGCAATTGTTAACGAAGCACACGGTAGAGGATTAGTAATTCCTAATAGGAAACGCCCTAAAGTTATTGTTGGTGATGATGATGAATATAGTATGCTTGATGCAAAGACAGCCGTTGGTGCATACGTAGCATTTCCAAAGAAAGGTATGCACGAATATATTGGCGCCATTGATATTAACAGTCTGTATCCAAGTGTTATTAGGGCAATGAATATGAGTCCCGAAACCATTGTTGGCCAGTTAAAGCCAACATATACTAATTTATATATTAATGAGAAGTTAGCAGAAAAGAAAAGTTTTGCTGACTCTTGGGAAGGCATGTTTGGTACAAAAGAATATCAATTAGTATTAGAGAAGAATAAAGCAGAAAAAATTACTATCTTGTATGAGAACGGTAAGACGGATAGTATGACTGGTGCCGAAATATACAATATGATATTTAAGAAAATGCCTATGTGGTGTTTAAGTGCTAACGGTACAATATTTGATCAAAGTAAAAAAGGTGTTATTCCTGGCATTTTAGAACGCTGGTATGATGAGCGTAAAGTATTACAGAAGAAGATGCGGGATGCAACGGATGAAAAAGAGAAAGCATTTTGGGATAAACGACAGTTGGTTAAAAAAATTAACCTTAACAGTTTGTATGGTGCTATTCTTAATCCTGGTAGTAGGTTCTTCGACATTCGCATTGGACAATCTGTTACTCTTACTGGTCGTGCTATAACCCAGCATATGGCTTCCAAGACAAATGAAATTATTGCAGGCGATTATGATTATAGAGGTAAAGCGATCATTTATGGAGACACGGAGTCGGTGTACTTCTCAACCTGGCCTATCATTGCCGATGACGTCAACGCAGGTACCTTTACCTTTAATAAGGAGACGGCAATTGCGGTATATGATGAGATAGCAGAACATGTCAATGATAGTTTTCCAGGTTATATGAAGGATAGACATAATGTTTTAGAGGACAGAGGAGTTATAATTAAAGCAGGGCGAGAGTTAGTAGCACGTACAGGCCTCTTTATCACAAAGAAACGTTATGCTGTTTTAATTTATGACTTAGAAGGTAACCGGCTTGATCAAGATAGCAACACAGGCAAAGTAAAAGCAATGGGTTTAGATCTAAAAAGGTCTGATACGCCCGCTTTTATGCAAGATTTTCTAACTAGTTTATTACTTGATGTACTTAATGGTGCATTAGAACACGAAGCAGTTGAAAAGGTTAAAGAATTTAGAAAAGCATTTGCTGAACGCCCTGGTTGGGAAAAAGGAACGCCGAAGCGTGTTAATAATCTAACAAAGTTTTGGGAGGCAGAACATCCTTATAATCCAAAAACAGGCTCAAGAGAATTTAAGAAAACAAATATGCCAGGTCATGTAAGGGCAGGATTAAATTGGAATACATTAAAAAAGATGAATGGCGACAAATATAGTATGCCAGTTGTAGATGGTGCTAAAACTATCGTGTGTAAGTTAAGGCCAAATCTAATGGGATTTACAAGTGTTAGTTATCCAATAGATGAAAACCATTTACCAGAATGGTTTAAGGAATTACCATTTGATCATGACGCTATGCAAAGTACAATTATTGACAACAAGATATCAAATTTAATTGGTGTGTTAAATTGGGATTTGCAAAAAACACAACAATCAGAAATATTTGAATCATTATTTGACGTAGGATGAAGAAGAAAATATGGCATTGCATAAGACATTTAGATACTACCATACGTCATTTAAAGGCAATACGGTGGTGTGCGAATAATTGTGGCGGCCATTGGTCCTGTAGAGAGTTTGTTGAAAAGTTCGATGGCCCGTTAATAAGAGAATACTGTTTTAGAGATGAGATATGTGCTATGGGATTTAAGTTAACATTTGGTGGAAAATATGTCGGTAGATACGAATAGTATAATAACTGTAGCATATAATCAAAATGATATGACGAAAATACAAAAGGCTGTTAATTATTTTGATAATATAAAAACCAATTATCATTGGCGAGAACTATATGATAATTGGAATTTCCCTTTTACATATAAGTTTGACTTTGTAAATAGTGATGACATGATGATTTGTAAGTTATTTTTAAATGGAAAACGTGTTAATTTAACATTGACAAGTAAAAAGACATAGTGTATAATATAATAAATTAGGAGTATGATATGAGAGATATTTTATTAGATATTGTAAAGCACACAAACGGACTTGGTTTTATTGAAGCGTGTAAAATTGAAGGTACGAACGAAGAGACTAAAATTGCGGCCATGGACGTTGATCGCACGGTTATGATGTATGGTGAATTAAACAAGCCAGAACCACAATTAAATGGTATTTCCGGTGCAGGCAATTTAGCATTTTTAAATTGGTTATTAACTTGGGAATACCTTAACGACGAAACTAGTACTATTGATGTTAAACGAGAAGAACGGAATGGGCATGAACAACCTGTAGAACTAACGTTTAAAGGTTCAGTAGGATCTCCATGGCACTATCGTTTCATGAGCGGCGCCCTCGTTGAGGAACAATTAAAAACTGTTAAGTTTAGAGGTGTAGATTGGGATGTTGAATTTGCACCAAGTCAAAAAAGTATACAGTTGTTTAATAATGCAGCCGCAGGTATTATGGCATTTGAGCCTTATTTTAGTTTGTCTACTAAGAATGGACAACTTAATATGGGTTTTGGAACCGGTGGCAATAGTCATAGAGGTGAACTAGCATTTGCTAATAATGTTAGTGGAACTCTTAAAAATACATTCCATTGGCCAATAGCACAAGTTATGGCCATTCTTAAATTAGCAAGTAGCGGAACATGTACAATGAATATTGCCGATGTTGGAGCATTGCAAATTAAAGTTGACAGTGGCCTAGGCACTTATAGTTACGTTCTTCCTGCAAAATCATAGGAGAAGAATATGCAAGATCCAGAAGTAGTAGCAGAAGTTGCTAAAGTGTCAAAGCTCGTTAATGAACTTGATCAGAGTCTGGTTAAGTTACGCAATGATAATGTAAGGGTTGGGTTTGAATGGAGTTCTTCGCCAACATCTACATGGGTTGTTAAAATGGGTAATGTTAATCAACAAGTCAATTATGAAAATGTAAGGGCTGGAATAAAAGAAACTGGTATGACAGATGATTGATCAAATTTAATGAATTTGACAGAAACAAATAAAGATTATGCAAGATTCCTTCCTGCAATCAGTAGTATCTATACTAAATTCTTAAGTCATAACAGTGCGTACAATAGTAAAGTAACCGATGAACGCATACCAGACTGTTTCCCACATGGACTAGAAAGTATGAACTTCTTAAATGAGGACAAAGGTTTGTTCTCATATAAATGGGGGTTGTATTCCGCTGGTCATGCTATGCTTAATACAGAGAAAAGTGATAAGTCAGAAGCACACATACAAAAACGAGACAGAAGCAAAGTTATATTAGTTGGTGACAGTGGAGGTTTCCAAGTTGCTAAAGGTGTGTTAAAGTTTCCTTGGGATCAATTTAAAGACTCGGGCGGTAAGTGTGACGAAATACGTGCTAAGATATTAAAATGGTTAGAGCATACAGCAGACTGGAGCATGATCTTAGATGTTCCAAGTTTTAGTATACATTTTGATACCGGCCTTAAAACATTCAAAGAGTGTTTAGAATACACTTGCTATAACAACGATTTCTTTATGGAATGGCGCACCCCAGGTGCTACTAAATTCTTAAATGTATTACAGGGTAATGAT